TAAATAATATCCGTTTCAATGTATAATATAGTTATTTGCTTAAAAATCATATAATAATTTAATTAAATTCAATCAAATTATTTTTTTTTCTTTAGCAATATTATAAAACAACAATGGGAGGTGGATTAATGCAACTTGTCGCTTATGGTGCCCAAGATGTCTATCTTACGGGCAACCCTCAAATCACTTTCTGGAAGGTCACTTACCGCAGACATACAAATTTCGCTATGGAATCTATTGAACAAACATTCAACGGCCAAGCCGATTTCGGCCGAAGAGTTACCTGCACAATCAGTCGCAATGGTGATCTTTGCTACCGTGTCTACCTTCAGGTTACCCTGCCCGAAATAAACCAGTCTATGGCCAATAGCACTGGCGGCGTTTATGCCAGATGGCTCGATTTCCCCGGCGAACAGCTCATTGCCCAGGTCGAAACCGAAATTGGTGGCCAGCGCATTGATCGCCAATACGGTGACTGGATGCACATCTGGAATCAGCTCACCCTTTCCAAGGAACAGGAACGTGGATACTTCAAGATGGTTGGTAACACCACTCAGCTGACGTATATCACTGACCCCTCTTTCGTCGATGTTGATGGTCCTTGCGGCGGCACCAATGCCCCTCGTCAAGTTTGCGCTCCCAGAAACGCCCTCCCCGAAACAACCCTGTATGTCCCCTTCCAGTTCTGGTTTTGCCGCAATCCTGGACTTGCTCTCCCTCTCATTGCTCTTCAATACCACGAAGTCAAGATCAATCTCGATCTGAGACCTATTGACGAATGTCTCTGGGCAGTGTCCACTCTGAACGGTGCTACTGGCAGCGTCAAGGTCGCCTCTGCTTACAACCAGTCTCTTGTTGCCGCATCTCTCTATGTCGACTATGTCTTCCTTGACACCGATGAGCGCAGACGCATGGCACAGAACCCCCACGAATACCTCATTGAACAGCTCCAGTTCACTGGTGATGAATCGGTCGGTTCTTCGTCCAACAAGATCAAGCTCAACTTCAATCACCCTTGTAAGGAACTTGTCTTTGTTGTTCAGGCTGATTCCAACGTCGACTATTGCTCTTCTCTTGATGCCGGAGGTCTTCTTTACAAGACTCTTGGTGCTCAGCCCTTCAACTACACCGACGCCGTCGATGCTCTTCCCAATGCCATCCACTCTTTCGGAGGCAAGGCAAGTGTTTCTGCTACTACCGGTTCCTTCATCGGTGCTTCTGGTCTCTTCCAGGACGCTGGTGCCGAAGATATTGTTGTTAATACTACCGGCTTTTGGGCCAATGGCGTGGCAGGCGGCCAGCTCGGATTTGACAATGCTAACGCTAATGGTTCCAACTCTGGCGTTTCCGACGCAGGCACATTCGTTCTTGCCGAAACTGCCCTCGACATTCACTGCTGGGGACAGAATCCCGTTGTCACCGCTAAGCTCCAGCTTAACGGCCAGGACCGCTTCACTGAACGCGAAGGTACCTACTTCGACCTTGTCCAGCCTTACCAGCACCACACTCGTGCTCCTGACACTGGTATTTGTGTCTACTCTTTCGCTCTTCGCCCCGAAGAACACCAGCCCAGTGGAAGTTGCAACTTTTCCAGAATCGACAATGCTACTCTTCAGCTCGTCCTTTCCAACGCAACTGTTCAGGGCACCAACACCGCCAAGGTCCGTGTCTATGCCACTAACTATAACGTGCTGAGGGTTATGAGTGGAATGGGAGGTAAACTGAGTTATATTCTCTTGTCATTATTAAATATGTATGTAAATATGTATTTTATGGCAATGATGAATATATGCTATGCCTCCAAGTGCTACAACCAAAATTGTAGCAAGTTTGTATCAGTATGACTATCCTTTTTTGATAGCATACAAGCAACACCGTCAAATTGCGGGAAACTCCTGTCAAGATATTGGTACCGCTCTGAGGTTGAAAAACCTGCTCAGACGCACCTTGGGGAAACTCAAGGGTATGGTAAGAATCCAATATTTAGGGATTATCCGCAGCCAAGTCCTAATGACGACGCGAAAGCTCGTCTATGGATGCAGTTCAGAGACTTAATGTCGGTGTGTCAATAATGATTTGTAGAATGAAACAATAAGTTCTCAATGAATTGGCATAAGATAAAGTCCGTCCCCTTGGGAACAAGGTTTGAAAGAGGAATTATATTTAGTTGATACCTGAATATAAGGAGAGCTTTCAAGTTTTTTTTAAATAAAAACGGATGCAACGCTAGCATACAGTAATTAAAAAAAAAATAATTATAAGATTAATTCTAAAAATAAAAGAAAATAAAAAGAAAAGTAAAATAAAACAAAACAAAATAAATGTTATAAACGGTTAGGTTATAACATTTACACAATAAATGAGTATTAATACCCCATTCATATTATACAATATGAATAAAATTGAATTATATAATTTTGGTAAAGTTAGAAACAAAAAAAACAAACCTGTAGAAAATGGATCAAATAATTAAAGAAGTTATACGCAGTGAAAATTATGAGGTAATTGAATATATAGAAGGGCATTATTCATCTCATTCGATTGAAAAAAAGAATCCAATTTGGAGAGTAAAAGAAATTGAAAATGGAAAAGAGTTTCTATTAATGTATTGCGAAAAAGATACGATTGTAAAGTTGTGTGATAAAAGTCATAAAGTTATAAACGATTATGAAAAAAATGAGAACATTGGTAAAAAACTTACTTGGTATAAATCTAAAAATGGATACATTCAAACACATCATTATTCACATAAAAAAATATATTATATCCATCAAATAATTACTGGTTGTTACGGCAACGGAAAGGGAACTAAAAATGTAAGCGTAGACCACGTAGACCAAGATCCATTAAACAATACATTTGATAATTTGCGCATCGCTACAAGGGAAGAACAAGAACAAAATAGTAATGGAATTAAATATGGAACTAAGCGTGCTAGAAAAACAAACGCAAAAGAGTTGCCAGAAGGTATTGAACAAGATATGATGAAAAAATACGTGGTATATTACCACGAATGGTTAGATAAAGAACATACAAAACCGAGAGAATATTTTAAAGTAGAAAAACATCCAAAATTGGATAAACCATGGATCGGGACAAAATCAGGCAAGGTTTCCATTATAGAAAAGCTAAAACAAGTGAACAAAATCGCGGATGATTTGGAAAAAGATATTTATCCTGAAACCGAAATTTCAAACCTTCCCAAATACGTTTCTATCGTAATGACGAGAGAGAAACCGCATTTAATGTTTGAAAAACGAATGGTAGACGGAAAAAGAGTTGGATTGAAAATGATATTACCTCGGGAATATGATTTACAAGAACAATTACTAATTCTAAATGATAAAATTAAAAAAAAATATTCGACATTTGATTCCATCTCTAATTTCCCACATGATTACATAAATATATTTATTATAGAGAAGCCGTTTTGATACATTGAGGAAAACTTTTATATTCTTCCAAATCACAATTAATGTTTTCCGAATTATTTTCTTTACAGTCAATAATAGGTGGTTTATTTTCAATTTGAATAGTTCTCGGACCAAATATACTCGTCATCATTCTATCGCCAAGATTTGCTCCAATGCCAATAGCGATACCATCTCTAACTTTTGACATGAATGAGCGTGGTTCTGTTGTTGGAGAGGATGTTGGATTAGCTGCTGGCGTTGATATCGGTTTAGTTACAAGGCTTGATTTAGAATTATTTTTACCACTAGATTTTTTTACCATTACTATAGAGTATATATTAAAAAATTTTTAAATATATATCAATATTATATATATTCACACACCACCGCCTCAATTTTTCCATCTAGTTTTACTAGTTTAAACGGTTTCCCGCATCCATATATCAATCCTTGCGCAAACACTTGGTCGCAATATGTTTTAGGAGCATGAGGTGGGATTTGACAACCATTTTTTTTATAAACACCGTGTCTAAAAATAGCACAATTGATTTCTTTTGGGTCTATAATAACGATCAATCTGCAATCCGGATGAGGACAAGTTATGGTTAATAGTTCATTCGACATTACGTTTCTCCTTTTTAATCATTAGAGATATAATTAATTTTCTTTGCGCGTCCTAGTCTGTCGTAAACAACAAGTTCATATTAATAACTTCTTTCTTATCTGTTTCTTCTAAAAATAATTTACGAATCAATTCGTCTTCTCTAAACCGAATGCTATAATCATACTGCAGATTAGTTCGTCCAACGCGTCCCATAGCCTGTATACACTTTTCTTGACTCATATATCCCAAATCCTTGCTAATGTAGCCGTGGCAAAATTGGTAATTCGTTCCGTAAATATAGTCTGCCGAGGCAATAATCAAATACAGGTGCTGTGATTGGGCCAAATCCTTCATTATTTCAGTATATCTCGTGCTTTTATGTGAAGCAAACACTCCGATTCCCATCATGAGCAATAATTTCCAACTGTCTTCAATGTCGTCTATCAACATTAGCTTTTCTATTACAGAGTCGCATATCGTAGGTATAAAAGATCGATTGATCGTTTTTACTCCTCCGACATGCCTAGTCATGTGTTCTTTCGTATTTGGAACAAATAGCGAGTTCAGCGTAACTACTTTAATCATTGTTTTCAAGTCGCAAATATTTTCCATGATACGTCTAACTTCCGGCGTTTTACATTTATCAGACTTTTCGTCATCGTCTGGTTTCCCGCCATTCTTTTTTATCTGAATATCTTCAATTGCTTTTTGTAAAGAATCGATCTTTTCATTGATCGTCGTATTGTAAGCGATTGATCTAGAAATATCATTCAATACAACTGCCGGGATATTAGAACTTTGTAAGCAAAATTGAGCGATTTTATTAACATCGTCTGCTAGAAATATAGTGGGACCGTCTGTCAATGTAAATGCGTCGGTCGTTGCGACATTAATAGTGGAAACGTATCTCTTCTGTCTACTTCTAAAAAGATCGTCCGAAATTTTCCCCCAATATTCTTTATTGATATTTCCAAGGAGTTCTATGTAGTATGATTTTATATTGTTCATCGTTACTGATTCGTGCGTCTGGAAATAATTCGAAACTAAATACCTACCTTTACAATATCTTTCTAATAAATGCGGCGGTGACTTGTTTATATGTAGAATGAACCGAATAGCCTCCCCCAAATCTATGTATCGATATAACGTCTTATTCTTACCACAGTGCTTTGCCGACTTGACTATCGTTTCGTAATCTTTAAACAGATAGTGAGGCATTTCAATATACCCGCTCTTGTTAATAATTGGAATTGTTTTCTTACAATCGTAACTATTGATGCTAACAATAGAGGCATTGTCAAATTTAGACCTGAAATCAGAAAGGGTTTTCTGTATTTCGTCCTCTTGCGGCAGAGTAGCGGAAGACAGTACCATATTGGGTATTAAATTTTTACTCCAATTTTCATGTATAATAGGATGAATGTCGTGTTCTTCATAGTCAAGCGAAATGGTGGGCTCGTCCCAGTATGTAATTATATTTTCCGCTTTATTAAACGAAAGCATATAGTACATTGCCGGGATATACGATTTTAAATCAGTAATCATTATTTCGACATTATCTCCTACTGAATTATCCACTTTGAATATTCCACCGCTTTTTCTATTCTTTACATAGTCTTTTGCCGCGAAATAGTGAAGTCTAATTTTACTTGCGTCGCAACAACCAAACGCAAACGCAATCTTCTTGTTTACTGAAATAGCCGCCTTTGCCAACGCCAACCCGACATGTCTAGCAGCACATACAAATATGATCTTGTGTTGTTCAGACAACCCAATTGGTGAGAGAGTTTTTCCTGTTCCGGTTGGCGCAATATACAGAATTAGCTTTGGATTAGGCGATTTGCACGCATTGAATAGCCGCTTTTGATGATCGTACAATGTTTTGTCGGCAAATTTTAAAAGATAGGCATTTTTTTCAATCATTTCTTGTCCCATTTCTATCAAATCTAGAATCTTTACATTTACAGACAATTCTTCCAGTATTTTTTCTATTTTTTGCTTACAAAATGAATTCACATCATTCATTTTATATTTAGTAATAACAATTAATGTGTAATAATATACAAGCCATTTTTTTCTTTTTTCACTGTATTCCAAATACAATTTATCCAGAATATCTAACAGGATGAACTCATACAAAGAATCTTTTTGCTGACTAAAATTTTTATTCATATTGCCAAACCTGATAATGTCTGCTTTTTTCATTTTTTGTTTAGGCGGGTCGAGTGGCTCGTAATGAATTGCCGTTTTGTCCTTGTATTTTTTCACAATTTCTAAAAAGATGGGCTGAAGATATTCTATAAATATGTATTGGTCCATCAGTATATTGTTTTTTACCCCGTTGCGATCCTCTTTTTCAGAATACACTTTTAAATATCTCATCAATGATACCGTATCATTTTTTGTAATATTAACATTGTGATATCCATCTTTAATGAGTTCCATGATGGACTTATCTTCCGGCTTAACTGGTATTTCCGTCTGTTCCCATTCTTCTTTCGTTAGCTTCGTCTGCTTAAATTCCATGGTGGAATGCGATTTTTCAGATACGTCTTTCTTCATATTGGCAGACATTATGTATCCTACCTAGATAAAGACCTTGTTACGTTTCAATTTAATTTTTTAATTAAATTGAAATGACAAATTTACGAGTATCAATCTGCATTTAAAAAATGACGACCACAAAGACAATCATGTTCTCCATCGAAGGCAACATTGGCTCAGGTAAATCAGTGCTTTTGGAAAATCTTAGGATTAATTTATCATCCTATTCGTCGCAAAATGACGCGTTTATCGAAGTAGGTGGGATTAAAAAAAAAGTCTGTTTTCTACAAGAACCTGTAGACATATGGAGTTCAATAAAAGACAAGAATGGAACTGATATGCTTGCAAAGTATTACGCAGACCAGAAAAAATACGCGTTTTCATTTCAAATGATGGCATATATTTCAAGATTAACATTATTGAAAAAAGCTATAAAAGAAAAATACGACATTATCATTACCGAAAGAAGCATGTTTACAGACTGCAATGTATTCGCAAAGATGCTATACGACGAAGGAACAATAGAAGACGTTAATTACATCATTTACAAAAAATGGTTTGATGAATTCTTACCTGAGATTCCGGAACCAAACGTCATATATATTAAAGCCGATCCAAAGGTTTCACATGAAAGAATTAAAAAAAGAGATAGATTAGGCGAAGTTATTCCTCTAGAATATTTGGAAAATTGCCACGAATATCACGAGAAATGGCTTGAGGCAGATAAGAATAAAATGATAATCGACGCAAATATAGACAATTCCCTTCCTGAAAATAAAAATATTTATGAAAAATGGACAGGAGAAATGAGAGAATATATAATTAGTAGATTGGTTAATTAAATAATTAATCTATATGTTCCAGCAATAACAAATTCATTTTACTAGTTCCTTTAAACTTTAAAATATCCAATTCTTTTTTTGTTGTTTTAAACATCTCGTCGCCGTAAATATCTTGCAAAAGCATCCATTCGAATAATCCTCCGACATAGACATGAATGTTTGTAAAACCGAGTTTTTTTAATTGATTATATTTAACAACTATAGATTCATCTGACGAGTTCATCCCATATATCACTATTTTTATGTTTGTTTTAGAAGAAGATAAAAACGCGTTTAATAATTCTGTTTCTCTCAAGTATGAAACTGTTTTATCGATCAAACATGACTGGGTATCATTAGGAAGAGTATTGATTATAATCGTATTTGGATCAGAAATAGATATTATAACGTCTTCGAAATTTATTTTGCGAACGGAATTAGATTGCGTATTTCCCATTACGTTTAAATAGTTCATTTTACAAGTTTTAAATGGTTTATTTTTTTAATCAAATGAAACGACAATTTCTACGTCCTCTTTTTTAATACTTTTTGACGCTGATATAGATAATTCTTCTCTTTTTTTTCTTGTTTTTTGCGAAACAACCAATTTACGTTTCGAAGTGCTGTTTCTAGTGTTCATGTCCTTTTCAATATCGGCATAATTTTCTTCAATATATTTTATAACGTCATTTTCTAATACCCATTTAAAAAAGTTCAATTGTCCAATAGTCGTTTGGATCGAGTTACCTTCGTTGTATGGAATAGCTATTCTTTCCCAGCGACAAAACGGATCGAATCTTTTTTTTGAATACGCTCGAAGTTTTAGCTTGTAATCCATGTAAACTTTGAACCTCTGGCTTGTTTTTTTATCAGACTGTATTATCGTATATACCGTATAGTTTTTTTTAGCATAATTCGTAACAAACCAATCCACAATTCGAAGGGAAATTTTGGATTCGCCATTTATTATCTTTAATATTTTATCAAGATTCCCATCCTCTTTATAATAATTGATTAAATTTGTCAACAATAAACTATTCTGTGTAATAAAACTGGTTGAAGCGGTTGATGTCATTTATTTACAATTTGATCCTTATATTTAAACCCTTTGTCGATCAATTAAATTCATTCCTATTTTTTGGATGTTCATTCGAACACTTTGGAATCAAAAACGATTGCTGGGTTTCAATGTCGGTTGCGTAAGAACTATTCGATATATAAGGATTCAGACCACGTTGTTCGATTAAATATCTCTCACTTATCTTGTCACTAGAATCTTGTCGTTTGTTATTAGCTTCTCTATATATAGTTGGCGTAATATATGTAGACGTTTTCATTTCAGGCGGGTTTGATTCAACCTCTACAAATGTTCGTTTTGCCGACCTTTCTGGCTTATCTCCTTTATTCCATATAATTGTTTTATTAGGGTCCATATCCATATTAGTAATCTAGTTTTTTAATTTTTAAATTCCTCGTAAATAAAAACTTTTCCTTATTTGTATTTCTCCTGTTAAGATTACATTTCAAACATGAAATAATTGTATTATCTGAACTATGACATAAATCATTATCAATCCTATCAAGAGTCCACTGACTTTCTTCTCTAACGAATTTATATAAAATATTCACATTACACTTGCAATAAAAACATTTTAATTTAGACGCCACCATTTTCTCTAGAATATCCTCCATGTTTATCAATAACGAGTCGTTATATATCCCCTTTTTTATGTCCTGATGTTTGTATCCATTTATTTTTTTATTTATTTCTTTTTTGATACAGAAAGAGATATCAGTTTGTCGCTTTTTTGGATTGTTGGTGTAGTTTAAATATAATTGATTAATCATTGCCAACTGATGTGCGTATGTATATTCTAATTTGATGATTTTTCTCTCTTCTTCGTAGTTATTTGTTTCGATCTTTTCATTCATTTACATAACTAGACATATTATTAATCAAGTAAACATCGCAATAAAGAGCTTAAATATAAATATAGTAAAATGAGTTAAACTTGTTTTTATATATTATATTATAAATGTCTTCATTCGCTTCTTGTGTAGAGGTAAAAACAGAATCTCCCGCCGTTTTACATACTGAATGTCAAGAATTGAAAAACATCAAGTATAAAACAATGCTACTAAACGGCAACAGTAGTAAAATGGAAAATACAAATTGTTCAAAAACAGAAAACGTAGACTCTTACTTGGATAATGACATGGAGCAAACTAAAAATAAGCCCTGGAGTAAACTTGACAAGACGATTAAAATCAAAAAAATGGAAGAATTTGTAGAATCGACTTTGAAGGAAAAGAATAATTTGAACGAAAGTGAAGTAAAGACATTGAAACAATACTTGGCGGATTGTTTCGATAACAAAAAACTCCAAAGTATGAAGGATCTTGTATACGACAAACCAAGCGGCAAAATAAAGACCATTCCTATATTGGTATTTAATTCGGTGAACCGAACATTTACTTTGAAAAGAAATGAAAAACGGGTCTCTACTATAAAGTCGTTAGGATTAGGGAAAAAAAAGAAAATTGATCTAAAAATAAAGGATTAAAATTACGTAAACAATGAGTGCCGCCGAAGAATACGACGAAAAAAACACAATGGAGACCATTTTGCCTGGATTATGTGAAACGTTAAACAATATAGACGAGTCTATTCAATTGTATAAAATAAATTCAGATCAAGAAAAGAAAAAAGGCGTATTTGGATGGTCAAAAGAAGATTCCGAGTCGTTGTTTGATTCTGTATCAGTTCTTGTTTACGATATTATTATACAGAATCCATTATTGTATCACGAGCCTAATTTTCATGAAAATGTAGTGGACGAGGTTACTATGATCATGATGGGTCAAATGAATGATTTGCTGGCACTAGGAGACCCTAGTTGTAATTGTATAAAACAACAATTTATTAATCAAACGCAGGGAAAGAATAAGAATAATAATAAGAATATTTGTCCATGTTCCACCAATATATCAGAGGAAACGCTCGAGATAAAAAGAAACGAAATAAAGCATATGGTAGAAAGAGCAATGACTATATTTTACAGATATATTAGTCCAAGGCGTTCTTATAAAAAAACATTCGTAATGAATAAATCGGGTTCAAAAATCAGATTAGAACAATTATCGAAAAAAATAGAATTATTAAAAAGTATACCTCAAGCACAACAACGAACACAGGAATGGTATGATGCTCGGTCGAAATATCTTACAGCTTCCAATATATGGAAGGCGTTTGGGAGTAAAAGCAGTCAGAATCAACTTATATATGAAAAGTGTGTTAAAAAAAATATGGAATGCCTTGCTCAACAAAATTCATATGTATCTACCGAATCAACCCTTCACTGGGGGCAAAAATACGAACCAGTTTCACTAATGTGGTACGAAACTGAATATTCCACAAAAATAAGCGATTTTGGATGTATTCCTCATAAAACCATTCCATTTTTAGCAGCGTCTCCTGACGGGATTAATACTTGTTTAGAGTCTAGCAGATATGGAAGAATGATTGAGATTAAAAACATAGTGAATAGGGAGATAAATGGAATTCCAAAAATGGAATATTGGGTCCAAATGCAAATGCAGATGGAAGTATGCGACTTGAACGAATGCGATTTCATAGAGACGAAATTTGTGGAATATGATGGAGAAGAATACTATAAGCAATGTATTTCTATATCTAGCGAAGCAGTACCAAGCGAAGCAGTACCAAGCGAAGCAGTACCAAGCGAAGCAGTACCAAGCGAAGCAGTACCAAGCGAAGCAGTACCAAGCGAAGCAGTACCTAGAGGAGTAATAATGTTCTTTATAAAAAATGAAAAACCGTTTTACGAATACTCAAAGATAAACATAACGCCGAAAGAATTTGAATTATGGGAAGCGGAAATGATGGAAAAACATGTAGATCTGACCTGGAACAGAAATATTTATTGGAAACTAGAAAAGGTTAGTTGTATATTAATTCTTAGGAATAAATTATGGTTTAAAGCGGCGTTCAATGTATTGGAAACAATTTGGGAGACGATTATAAAAGAACGAGAGACTGGTGCTTATTTGAATAGAGCGCCTAAAAAACGATCAAAACAATCCTCTCGGATTGAATGTGTAAATGAAATTGGTTTTGGTAGTATGTTTGAAGATGAGACCCTTTTACAAGAATAACTAAAAAACGATTTAAACTTTTCATTATATTAAAATATAACAATAATGGAAAAACTCGATGATGCCATAGATTATAAAAAAACGTCCCAACAACTATGTGTTATCAAACGAGACGGTTCAGTCGAAGAAGTATCTTTCGATACTATTTTAAAACGCTTGAAATCATTATGTCAAGACATGTCTCCTAAGCTCACATCGATTCATTATGCTCCTCTCGCTATGAAAGTAATCGACCAATTGTTCCATAATATAGAAACTACAAAAATAGACGAATTGACTGCGGAACAATGCGCCGCATTATGTACGAAAAATCCAGATTACGGAGAGCTGGCAAGCCGAATTATCATTTCAAATCACCAGAAAAATACCATTGCGTCTTTTACAGATTCTATGCGAATTTTATACGAAAACAAGGACGTTCACGGAAATCATTCTCCGTTATTAGACACGCGCATTTGGGAAATAATAAAGGCAAATAAACACGAGTTAGACAATACAATTGTCCATGAAAGAGATTTTTTAATTGATTTTTTCGGATTCAAAACATTGGAAAGATCCTATTTGCTTCGATCGAACAATAAGATTATAGAAAGAATACAACACATGTGGTTGAGAGTATCTATAGGGATTCACTGGGACGATATTGCCTCGGTGAAGAAAACGTACAACCTAATGTCTCAAAAATATTTCACACACGCAACACCAACTCTTTATAACGCAGGGACTCCTCGCCCTCAATTGAGCTCGTGTTATTTAATTAGTATGGAAGAAGACAGCATAGAAGGAATATATAATACGGTGAAGGATTGCGCAAAAATATCCAAATGGGCCGGAGGAATAGGTATGCATATTCATAATGTAAGAGCAAATGGTTCACGTATTCGATCTACTAACGGAACTTCAAACGGCATTGTGCCAATGTTGAGAGTTTTTAACATGACGGCCAGATATGTAGACCAAGGCGGCGGCAAAAGAAACGGGAGCTTTGCGATATATATAGAGCCATGGCACGGAGACATTGAATCTTTTTTGGATTTAAAATTAAATCACGGAGACGAGGAATTGAGGACTCGCGATTTATTTTTGGCTTTATGGATTCCTTCCTTATTTATGAAAAAGGTGAGGGATAACGGAGATTGGTCTTTATTCTGTCCAGACAGATGTCCTGGTCTTTCGGATTGTTATGGAGAAGAGTTTGACAAGTTATACGATTCGTATTGTCAAAAGGGTATGGCTATTAAGACGATAAAGGCTAGGGATTTATGGTATAAAATATTGGACAGCCAGATGGAAACCGGAACGCCCTATTTATTATATAAAGACGCCGCGAATGAAAAGAGTAATCAGAAAAATCTAGGAACTATTAAATCAAGTAATTTATGTACAGAGATTATAGAATACAGCGATAGCTCACAGACCGCCGTTTGTAATCTGGCGAGTATTTCTCTTGGAAAATTCGTAGACATTGATAAAAAAACATTTAATTACGACCTCCTTGAATCCGTTACTAGAATAGTAGTTTCCAATCTAGACAAGGTTATAGATGTCAATTATTACCCCACTGAAAAAACTAGAAGGAGTAATTTATTTCATCGTCCATTGGGTCTTGGTGTTCAAGGATTAGCAGATGCGTTTGCCATGATGGATATACCTTATCACAGTGACGATGCTATAAAGGTAAATAAATTGATTTTTGAAACAATTTATTACGCGGCGCTTTGCGAATCGAATAAGATATCATACAACAGGGGTTGTGCCTTGAAAGAATTATTTTGTAAATATAAAGCCAGTGACTTATTCCGATTGGACGAAACTCATCCTGAATATAAGATGAGTAGAGAATATATTTTTCCAGAGTCGATTACAGAATTGGAAAGGATGATAGTAGAGAAGCATAGGCCTATTCCAGCAGAATGGCAAAACGTAACAAATGCTTGCGGAGCATATTCATCGTTTTTCGGGTCCCCAGCCTCCAAAGGAATTCTACAATTTGACATGTGGGACGGTGTCGAAACAAGTGATAGATACGACTGGAATGGATTGAAAGAGAAGATTAAAAAATATGGATTAAGAAACTCGCTTTTAGTAGCTCCCATGCCTACCGCAAGCACGTCTCAAATTCTTGGAAATAATGAATGTTTTGAACCATTCACAAGTAATATTTATACAAGAAGAACATTGGCTGGAGAATATGTTGTGATAAATCGTCACTTGGTTAAGGAATTAATTGACGCCGGAATATGGAACGATTCTATTAAAGACATGATTATCAAAAATAAAGGAAGTGTTCAGCATATAGACAGCATCCCTGAAAAGATAAGGAATAAATATAAAATAGTTTGGGAAATTCCAATGAGACACATGATTGATATGGCGAGAGACAGGGGCGCGTTCGTTTGTCAATCACAGAGCCTCAATCTGTGGATGGAAGACCCCAATTATAAATCACTCACTTCAATGCATTTTTACGGTTGGCAGCAAGGATTAAAGACTGGGATTTATTACTTGAGAAGAAAGCCCAAGCACCATCCGCAGCAATTTACATTGGACGTTGTTACTAATAGTACTAGTATTAGCGATGAACCATGTGAAACGTGTTCTTCTTAACAAGAGAAAAAATAAAAAAAAACAAAAAAAACAAATATAAATAGTTTTTATATTAATTTTATGATAATCATTGTCATTATTTAGGAAATTATATTATATACTATATATAATAAATAATGACGACGGAATTAGTTGATTATCTATTTGGAACCTTGCCAAAAAGTTACTGCTCACTCTTTTTCTACCTGTCAGTTCTCGCGTTCTTCCAAATGTTCGTTTTAGTTGCATCTTATGTTTACTCCCTGTTGAAGGACAATAAATTATCTTCAAACCCTATGTTTCATGTAGGAGGTCTTTTAATGGTGGTGACTTACTCAATTATGTACTTCCAAAACAGAATGCTTCATTCCATGTGCCTTAATTCTCTATGAATAGATCCACTATAGACTATTTTTTTTTTCAAAAATAAACTTATTAAAAATTTATTAAGTTTATTTACAATACCGATTTGTATTATAAATATGTTATAATATAATATGATTAAAATATTATTTATAGTACAATGTATATACAACATATGATACCGCATCATCAAGTTGCGGTTGACATGAGTAAAAAAATATTAAAAACTACAAATAATGACTTTATTATTGATTTGGCATACAAAATAATTCGTAGTCAACAATTGGAAATTACTAAACTATATTACTTGTCAAAATCAAAAAATATGTTTGAAAGTAATATTTTATGATTTTTGTGACAAATTCTTCAATATCTTTTATAAAATATCGAATAAAATTACATACTAAACTCTCCAAAGTTTGTTAATAATGGTCTAGGTAGATAAGCATTTGCGCTTGGATTTGAAGAATCGCTCGGTATTTCTTTACATCTAAACGCAGGTTCAGGACATCGTTCACAAGAAGCACAAGGAGGGCATTTGTCGCTATCATCATTTAGTGAAGGCGGGCATTCTGGACACACTGGAGGAATAACTTGTGATTTTCTTATATATAAATGCTCTTGTCCTATTGGTATTTGTGATTTAGGAATTCCAATATATATCTCGCCTGGTAGGAACTTTTCTTTAACCAATGGTCTTACAATGGGTTCCGATTGTATCTTATGATCTGCTTTTATCTGGGCAGCTTGTGCTTTTGCCTCTATTTGCTCATTATGTGCCTCTATTTGCTCATTATGTGCTTGTATCTGCTGTTTATATGATTCTAAGAGCTGATTGAGATCTTTTATAGTTTGTTCTTGCATCTTCGCTAGTTTATTCAGATTGTATAACATATCTGCTATATCCTTCTTTCCACGTTCGTATTGTCGTATCGCCTCTTCTTGTTTTTCCTGATTATCTCCGTGTATCTTCATATCTTGTATCCTATTTTCATACCACTTCAGAATAAGTGATTGCAATTGTATCTTCTCTTGTATACTCTCTTGTATCTTCATCTCTTGTGAATGCTCACCGTCTATCCGCTGATTAAGTTCTTGTATCTTCTGATTAAGTTCTTGTATCTTCTGATTAAGTGATTGTATATTATCTTCATGTGATTGTATCTGCTTTAATTTGTCTGAATATCCTTCTACTGTAATTTCCTTATGAAAAAAATTAGGGATTGTCATATTACTCCCTAAAAAAGAAAATAACATTAATGATAGTATTAATAAGAGAAAAACATATTCCTTTTTAAAATAGCCCATGATATTGGATTGCGATATTAAAAATTTCATATTTACAATCCTTTATTCTTATAGTAATATAATATAAAAAAAATAAATTGAAACAAACAGGCGGTTAAATCGAATCATAAAAGAAAGACAAAGTATGGCGATTGCGACATCCTTTATCGGCGACCAACCCTCGGCGTCGAAACCGTATTCATTTATAGAAATTAGATTATTCAAAGACTCGGATGGGTTTGTTGATTTAATAAGCGAATTGAAAAAGGCATTTTTAAACATGGACTATATGCCGAATTCGGATTATATACACTTTATGAAATATCTCTTCTCCAACCTTGAGTTTTATTCGATAGAGCAATTAAAAACAATAGAGAGATTTTGTTTGAGAATGGATGAGGACGCGTTAACTGGCATTGTAAAATATCTTGATACACTCGACGGGAGTAAAACGAGTAACTATCTATATTATCTTTTGAAAAAATACAATATAGATGACTGGTTAACTTGCGAAATTATAAAAAAAGGACATGTTAATATAAGCAATTCATTGATTGCTATTTTGGCTAAAAACATACGATTACATAAACCAATATGCAAATATACTAATAAATGCTATCGAAAAAACACAGAACATTTAAAAACATATCTTCATTGAATGCCGACCCGATGTATTGTTTATATCCACGCTTTGCTTTTTGTTATTCAACCTTTGTTATAGTTATATTTGATCCGTTCAATAAATAATAATTTTCAGCCACTCCAGAAGCTCCTTCAAATACCCTATTTACTTCCAACTTAAAATTAATACCTACCGACGTATAATTATCTGTTAAAAATCTCATATTTAAACTATTTCTAGCTCCTTTCAAAAACGATGAAGAAGTTCCGCAATAGACTGCCCCAGAATTAGGCCCAGACGTCCTAATTTTCGAATTATTTACAATAAAGTTTAAAGCAAGATTCGGCCCTGTTCCATTCGTAATGCCTACCGATAATTGAACTTCAAACAGCCATCTTCCAGGTTTGATAGTAGTGAAGACATTGTTTACAAGATCGATATTTATCCCAGATACTGAAGAGTCGTTTAAGAATGTATAACGCGTAGGAGAAATAACAAATGGTCTAACGACATTTTCAATAGGCGCGGTAGATATAACCGTACGATTTGGTATAAGTATAAGGGTTCTTGCAGTCGGGGTTACGTAATCTCCCTGGTTGGTAAATGTCAATATACTTTGATAATTTGAAGGAATCTCTTTGTTTTTCCAACCCATTCCGGTGTCCCCAATACAGTTAAAAATTTGATCGTTTGTACTAGAATTAGAACCAGAAGGACCTCTAAATGTCCTAGACTTAAAGGGAATCCCAGGTACTCCATTTCCACTGATATCGTCTTTTAATATTAATTTGCCGCGTGTATTAACCGATCTATTGACCATGCCAGCGTAGTGTCCTTTTGGACCTGTTGCTCCATGTAAGCCTTTTTCAACCGGTGTGTCTGGTTTGCCCTGTAAACCAGTCTCGGGTTTGTCGCCGACAGGTCCTGTTTCGCCACTCTGAACTATTGCGATTTGATGAAGAGACAATGTATAATACGGAGAGTTTGGAGAGACGGGACCAGAAACGCCTGTTCCTATAGATTCCTTTTTTACCCATTCCATAGAATTATTGCTACTGTTACATAAAATCATAATATAATTCAAGTCATCGTCCAATTGTTCTTGAGTTATCTTAACAACCCAACTCCAATTGATATGTTCAATACGATTGCCATCTATCTCCTTGCAAAATGACGTATAGTCAACAGGCATGGTCTCCGAGGGAGTTCCTTTATCTACTGGTCTATTAATCCAGCCTGTAAACAATCCGATATCTCGATTGTTTTGTACATGGCCGTTCAATACCACGTAGTAATCACCAGGTCTAGTAAAATATATTTTATTATTAGAAGTCAATGGATGCGGGTTCATTATGACTCCGTTATATCCAAACGGGTCTGTATCTATATCATAATACAATGAGGATGAATTATCTGGTCCTTCAGGTATGTTGACTCCAACTTGCCCCAACACATTTCCAAAATAACCATAAATACCACTTGGTCCGTCTGGTCCTGGCGGACCTCTTTCTCCTTTATCTCCAATAGGACCAGTAGGCCCAGTTGCACCATAGCAGTCACATCTTCTGTTATATCTATTCAACAAATATGTATAATAATATCCACTATACATATATAATTACCAAATATTATAATCTGGAAATATCGCACCCTTCTTACTGAAATGCCTATTTAAATGGGTCTGTGGGATTGTTTTTGCCTGTGTATGGATTGGCGTTTTTATTCTCGAGTCTTGAGACAGAGTTTGTCAATTTGCATTGTTTTACACTTTTCATCCTGGGGTACAATTTTAATGACACATTTAGATTTTTTACCATATAATGGCTCCGTGCAGCCCTTTTCTTTTTTCAAAGTCCTTTTCTTTTTTAGAGATTTTTCAATATCCACTATTTTAGGCTTATCTTCCGTACATCTCGACCGAAAATTCTCATATCTTTCTCTCACTTCGCAAAATGTTAAGCCGGATTTTTTACCCAATAGTTTATTTACCATTTCATGAAGGTTATAAATATATCTAGAGAATGAATTTCTATCCTTCATTACATCGTTTGTCAACGGCATAATAATCATATTTTTCTTCAAATTTTCTCTACAATATTTGCATGGCAATACAAAACGCAAATTATTTATAAAGTCTCTGTAGTGCCTCTTATCGGACGAAGTAGGATTTACAGGATAATTAAATGACATTGTATGTAAATAATGCCATAAACTTGGTCCCCATACAGTAGTCAACATCCCATCGCCGCTCATGTAATCCTTTTTTTTAAATGTTCTTTTTTTTGTTCGGGTTCGGGTTCTGGGTTTTTCTAACGCCATTTATGTTATAATGTTATTATTAAAATAGCATTAGAAAAAAGTATATACATAAATATATTATTCTATGCAAGGGTCATTTAACGAAGAAGTCGAAAACGATAGTCCTTTTCATTTATTTGCGAAGAACACAAAACAAACGTGCTTGCTTATGTGTATATCTCTCTTTCTTATATTGTTACTTACTGTTTTTAATACCAGTGGCGGTTGGACGAAACTATTGTTGCTATTTACATCAGCCTCTCTATTATGTTATTGTTTTTATAAAAATATTAAAGAGACTGGCATTTTATATAATTCAGCAAAAACCGATACAAGTGTTAGGAATAATATAATATTGAGCTACGTGTTTTCTAGTGTTTTATTTTTATTTATTGTTTATGTGGTATACACTATGCTTTTTTAGCACACACGCACACACATACACACACATTTTATTTTATTTAGAACCGTGTTGTTTTAGCAAAAGATTTGTAATGAACTGACACGTTGAAATAGGTGTTCCTTTTGATTTATTATTATCATCACTCTCTTTTTTTAAATTGTAAATTTCATTATAGTAAGATTCATCTGTTTTAAATTGTGACCTACATATTTCTATTATTTTTCCTTGCTTTCTAAATATCATTTAATATAAAAAGCGTTATAATATATATCTAGTTTCAATCTTTATATTTAATTCGTTGTATATTTTTCTATAATATATAATGTTTATATATAATTAAGAAATGGATGATATTAGAAACCAATTGGATAAAATAGTTAAATACGAACATTTCTTTCCGATCCTTTTAGTTATCGTAGTATTCATTATTGCGGGTATTTATGCGTATATTCAATACGTCTCTCCCAAATTAAATGAGACATACGTTCATAACAAGGAGTTTTCTACTGAAGGAAGAGCTCCTGATACAGAAACGGCCGATTTGTACTTTTTTTACACCTTGTGGTGCCCTCATTGTAAAAAATCTAAACCTATTTGGGAAGAATTAAAAGCTCAAGTGGGAAATAATCCGGTTAATGGCATCAAAGTCAATTTTATAGAGGTAGACTGTGAGAAGGATTCAGCTACAGCGGAGAAATTCAAAGTAGAAGGTTATCCTACTATAAAGATGGTGAAGGGTAACCAGATCATTGAATATGACGCGAAACCTAGTTTGGATACTCTGAACCAATTTTTACAAACATCTTTGTAATGTCAATTGATTGTTCTATTATTTGCCAATGACAACTTGCTTTGCTACTTTTTTAATAACTTTTTTCACATTTGTTTCGTCGTTATCCATTACCACCTCACCTACTATGGTGGTAAACTCCTCGCTTTGCTTTGAATTACTGTCAGTGCAATTTGGATGAATATCTTTCCAATTGGCTAATAATTGGTAATTTTTTTTATTTACATCTCTAACAGCCCTTACCATTTTTGCGGTGTCGTCTGTTTCTTTTTCCCATTTGTTTTCTTCTTTGACATAAAGGATTTCTCTCTTTGCGTCACTACAATGAACTGGTCGTTTATTTATTTGCGTATCATTCAACTCTTTGATTATGATATTTGAAATACCTTCTACATAACCTACTTTACCAATATTTTCCAGGTCAGATAGTTTCAATTCTATCGAATTAATAAATTCTGATAGATTCATTGCATCTTTACATTCTTCGTTTAAAAAGAAATTAATATTAAAGGTTTTGTTATTGTTATTTGAATTGATAACATTATTATTATTGCTATTGCTATTGTTATTTTTACATAATTCTAATAATTGTTTTTGTAAATCATTATTACTCTTCACTATTTCCAACATTATATTGGACATTACTTTGAATTCATTCGACGATGCGTCTATGGATATTGTATTCTCTATACATTTTTTCTCGTGATACCATAAACTATTCTTTTTATTATAAATCTTGTTGCATTTATTACATATATAACTTTTCTCTTTTTGGTTAGACATTTCTTTTTCCAATATTTTTGTTTTGTTCACATGCTTATCTGTAAGTAAATGTTTTTTATAATCTTTTTTACTATTAGTGCTATACTTACATAATTCGCACATAATATTAGCGGGGATTACATCATGGGATTTTTTTGGGGATTTGTCCGCATTTCGTTCTAAATCGTTGAAAATGGTGTTATTTTTATGTTTAGCAGTGATTAAATGTTTATTATAATCTTTTTTGTTTCTAGTATTATAGACACATATTTCACATACAAATTCTGGGGATATTTTTTCGGGATTTTTTTGAAGCATTGGTTCTATATCATAGAACCGGAGAAATCCCTAAATCATTTTTCTATTTTTTATGAAAAAAGTTTCAGTAACAAAATTTTCAGTCAATTTTCTGAAATAAGAGCATTATGCTCACAATGCGTTTTCACGAATTTTTTTCAAAAAGTTTTTTGAGAAATCCGAAAAAGGACATTTTTAAAATGTCCAAAATCAAAAAACTCAAAAAACTTTTTGAAAAAAATTCGTGAAAAAGTGAATAAAAATCCTTCCGTCCTAGGCAATTTTTATTATTTACATTTTTCACGCATTTATTATCATCACATTATCTTCATATTTAATTTATTTCTATAATCAAACAGAATATTTTTCTCTAATCATTACCGGAATCAATTTTTCCTTCATAGCTTCTAGTTTTTTGAAACATTTGTTAATCGTAACTTCGCTAATTCCGCTTATAACGTGAACAGCCTTTTTACTTATGCTTAGCTTACATTCGCTAGAGACAAAATAAACTATCCCAGCGGCAACAGAATGAGGCGTATTTTCCGGAATCATATTATTGGATTGAATCCTCGTTGCAATAAACCGACACAAATTAGTTAATTCGTCGTTAACGTTGAGTCGACTGCAGTATCGTTGAATAAACGAAAGAGGCGTTGTGTTAAACAAGACTGTTTTGTCCTTGTTCTCCATTTTATTTTCTAGTTCGTTTATTATGGATATTGCGTTTTTACATCCCCGAGTTGCGCTGGTATTGTCAAGGTTGAATATGGTTGCAATTTCTTTCACTGTTCTAGGAAAATCATTTATCCTGGCAGATATATATATGGACGCGGCTATAATTCCATCTCTATTAAGTCCTCTGAACGTCTTTGCCTCTGAAATTTTCTTATGATAAATCATCGCATCATCTATAATAAGTTTCGGGATACCAGATTGATTTGCCAATATGGTTATTTTTTGGAATTCGTCATATTGAGATTTTTCCTTATACGGCATTGATTGCCATTCTGTATATCGGGATATTTTTCTCATTTCATATGACGTATTCCCTGAACATATTACCTTGCATCCGAAAGAAGATTCTCTCAATAAATTGTTTACAGGCATTCCACATCTAGTTGGATCACTCGCCTGATTATCGTCTGCTCCGTAGTATCTCCACTCGGCTCCTTGATCAAGATGGTCTTTGTATAATATTCCACACGATATGTTCGAACAAACAAAGAACCCTTCGTCGGTTGTAAGTAAATGCGAATTACATACATCGCATGATTCTCTAGATCCATTTTCTCTATAGACGCACTCAATCGGTTTTGTATTATCTTCTTTACTAGAGTCTGGATATTCAACTTTAAACATTTCCCATATCTTTTTTTTATCGTCCAAAGACGGCGTCTTTAAACGATTTTTTTGCGTTTGCGACTGATTACTCTTTGGATTTAATAATGTAGTGGTGGATGTTTTAAACTGTGAGAATGAGTGTGTTTGTTTCATCATTCCTCTCTTTTAATAATTTGAAATAAGATTGGTCATTTTAATCAATTTTATTTTTTATTTATGTAGTAAACTATTACTAGCTCTCCGGGTTCAGTTACACTAAAGTTTGCTCCTGCTATATATCCACTTGGACCTGTGGTACCACTTGATACGGTAGCACCATCAAGGCACACAAACCTACATCGCATCTTTCAGGTTCTCTATATTCATGTACTATATTTTCAGGAAAACACGTCCAAAGTATTAAAAAAAATCTCACAAAAAAAAATGGTTTAATTATCTAACCGTTTGTTTTATCTTGTATAGATTTTAAAATGTCGTTATTATATAAATTTCCACTCGGCTTATAGGTGTCGATCGACTTGTATATTCGTTTTGTTTCTGTGGAACTATTATTGCCCTTCTGTTGATTATTTCCGACACTTATATTCTGAGCCGAATTACCTACGTCCGTCACTATTTTACCATCTATCATTTTATTACCATATCCGTCCACTACTATTCCAGTTTTTTTTTTGATTTCGTGACGAACATATGACGGTATCCAATGCTTCCACGAAACAAACAGTAAATTCGGGCTTGTATATTTGACAATGAACCCATTGTCATTTAATTGGTCAATAATATATGCTGTACACATTGAGTGGTTATAATTTGGCACTCCTATTATCATTTCGGGTATGACGTACCAGCAGAATTGTTCTGGTTTATGCGTCCTGGACATTAACTTTATTTTTGAATGGATCCTATTAAGAACGCTATTAAATGTCGCTAATGTGTTCAAGTTTATCTCTTTATTTCTTTCATATAAATCGTCAAGGTTCAGTTTTGACGTGCTTTCAGGCAAGTCTCCTAGGGTGAATATTGTTTCCATAGGGGTTTTGAAATTATGTTAGAAAAAAAAACACAATAAATTACACATATAAAATAAGTCTTGGGATGTAAAAACAACATAAAGTTGTCTTTTGTTAAATCTCCAAAGGATAAAATGTCGGCTGATTTACTAGATCTAGATATATCACCGCCACTGGATACGCCGATAGCAATAGAACGTACAATAAGACCTGAAATAAAACATCTCGTGTTTAGCGGCGGAGGACCGGCAGGGTTAATATCGTACGGAGCATGCAAATGTTTACACGAAAAGAATATATGGGAATTGAAAAATATAAAAAGTATTTATGGAACGTCTATCGGAGCCTTGATAGGAGTGATTGTTTCACTTGGATACGAATGGAGCATACTTGATGATTATTTAATAAAAAGACCATGGAACAAGGTATTCAAATTATCTCTGGACAACTTTTTGAATTGCTTCTATGAAAAGGGACTTTTGGGAAAAGAGGTTATTTATTCCTTGATTGGTCCACTTTTTAAAGCAAAAGATTTGGACATAAATATCACGTTTGGGCAATTGTATGATTATACCGGAATAGAATTACACATGTATACCTCAAACGTAAACAACGAAGTCATAGAATTAGTCGACCTTTCTCATTTAACCCATAAAGAATTATCTGTTTGCGATGGGTTATGTATGTCAATGTCCTATCCGTTTGTATTTAAACCGGTTATTATTGATACGATTTGTTACATAGACGGAGGGATAATGAATAATTTCCCGTTGAATAAATGCGTAAAACAACAGAAATGTACAGAAGATCAGGTATTGGCATTTAAAACGAGTTTGGAAAGCAAAGACGAAACAATAAAGAACGACTCTACTATGGCTGATTATGTTTATATTTTATTTAGAAAACTACAACGAATGATTTTCGGGGGAAATCGTTCTAAACCATATAAAAGCAAATACACGGTTAATTGTCTCGTTGGAAATCTCATTAATTTGAACGATTGGATGAATGTAGCGATGAATGAAGATAGTAGACGCAATTTAATAAATGAAGGAGATAAATCAGCCATTAAATTTTATAATGATACTTTTTTAATGCCAAAAAAAGACGAGGAAATATAATAAAATGTTATAATATAACATGGTTATGAATAAGGAGAGATTATTGCAGCATTTAAATGATCACACTTCTTCGATGAAAATACATCCAAACATCTTGAAACATCCTCTATTAAAACATTTTAATTTGGACTTTAAAAATAAAAAGACGATAAGGGCAAAGAAAAATATGAATGTTACTAAAAAGTTAAACTCTAAAAAAAGGCTATTATCTGACAATGAAGTTAATGATATTTGTGTGAACGGAGAGTTTGACACATATAAAGGTTCTCTCTATGGGCGATTAGAAGACAAAACTTACACCGTTCCAACCGAAGGAGATGATTTAGATAAATATATCCAACGTCTTATTGGTAAAATGGAGTCGACAGAAAGAAAAGCCCTAGCGGATGATTTTTATACGTTTATAAATCATAATTGGTTAGAAAGTGAATTAAAAACTATGAATAAATATAAAACGTATTATGTCCAAATTGATATATTCCGCATTAAACAAGACGAGGTTTATCACAAGTTGCACCAATATACCGAGGCGTTTTTGAAAAAAGATAAAACAACCAAAAAGTCAAAATGTATTAGGAATTTATATGGATCATTCAAACATACAACCAAAAAGACCGGTTTAATGGAAGCAAAACTGATAAAAGATAAAATAAATAATATGACCATGACAGGTAAAGAGGATGATTTATATGATTTGATTGGAGAGATATGTAGAAATGAAATAATATCATTTGCTTCGCCTGTCGTTTGGTCGATTTCGCCCGACGAAAAAGATGTTTCCAAATATGTAAGTCATTTAAATGTTCCCAAATTAGGCCTATACGATGTTATGCTTTACTTTGATATGCCAACTGATGACTCTCAAACAAAGCAATACAAGAAACTTTTTAAGAATCGATACATTAAATTTATCGGCGATACATTTAAAACATGTTTGCCTGATAATTATAAGGACTATAATCCGCATGACATTTGGCAAGTTGAATATGCCATGCTGAACTCAATGGGGATCTATTCCGATTTTAAACAAGACCCTAATTTTTATAACGTCGCAACTCCTTCGATTTTAGAGAATAAAGTTGGATTTAATTGGAGCAAGTTCGCAAAGTGTCTTGGGTATTCAACCGTCCCGCAAAAGATAATTGTCTCGAATATGAATGCTCTAAAGGGATTGGTCGAGACGACGAAGAAAAATTGGAATACAAAGGCGTGGAAAACATACTGGATATTTATTCATTTGAAACAAATGCTTCGGTTTGTAGTTGATTGGCGACCCGTTTATTTCGATTTCTACAGAAAGTTTGTAAAGGGACAATCGGTTGAGTTTACGTCGGATGTTTATACCACATTCGGAATGTCTTTATGTTTCAACAAGTTTCTTAATGACCAATACATGATACACAATGAAAACCCTCAATATATTACGTATGCTAGTAATTTATTCACCGATTTGAGAAAAATATTCAAGAGGCGAATCGAATTGAATAAATGGCTATCGCCGTCCACCAAAAAAGGCGCTTTGAAAAAATTGGAAAAGATAAAAGTCACCGTAGGGACACCTTCAAATATACCAGAGGACCCTTTATTAAATTACACCAAAGATAACGCGTGGAAAAACGCGCATATGAAGTCAAGCTACGACACCGCTCAGTATATAAAGCTGGAAGGAAAAGGAATGGTAGAATCGATGCCCACTATAGATTGGATCGAATTCAAACTTACCGGGTCACAAGCATACCTAGTGAATGCTTATTATACTTCCACTTCAAACTCTATCCATATCCCAATGGGGATTTTACAACCGCCGTTTATAGATTTAAAAGAAAGAGGAATTGAATATAATTTAGCGAATCTAGGATATACTCTTGGACATGAATTATCGCATTGTTTAGACAATACTGGAAGCAAATACGACGAAAATGGAAATCTAAATGACTGGTGGACCGAAAAAGACCGAAAGATTTTCAATCAAAAGGTTAAGGATGTTATTCACCAATACGAAACCGCCACAAAAAAAGATGGCATCGTTTTCGACGCGTCCATTAGCGTCGGGGAAGATTTAGCAGATATCGTGGGATTGTCTTTATTAGAAGATTATCTTATTGATTTTCACCATATAAATGACGATATCGATCTAGTTAAAAAACTCAGTTTCGAAAGTCTTTATATTTATTTAGCTGCGAATTCAAGGCAACAAGTATACAAGCGAGCATTACCGGCTCAATTGAAACAGAACCCTCATCCGTTGAACAAGTATAGGGTAAATTGTCCGGTAACCAGATTGAAATTCTTTAAAAGTGTGTTTAGCATAAAAAAGGGAGATGCTATGTGGTGGCATAATTCGGATATTATATGGTAATTTATTGTTTTTTTTTAAAATTTGGTTTCCAGAAAAAAATAAGGTTTATATTTATTTAGGAACTTTTAAACTAAATAACTAAAAACATAAAGTTTCCGAAAAAAAAAGTAAAATGTAAAATATATTTCGTTTAAATTCTAATTTAGGAAATTTTTTTTTATAATGGTTATATATACAAATGCCTCATCACAGATCCAGATCGCGCAAGGGAGGAAAGGGAAAAAAACGAACTGGAAAAACCCCAAGAAGTGTCAAAGCTCACGCTAGACGCGCTAAGAAATCGCTCAAACGCGCCTTCGCTGCTATGAAGAGGGCGTCTAAATCTGCCTCCGCTTCGGCGTCTCAGGCCGCGTCTCAGGCCGCCTCCCAAGCCGCGTCTCAAGCTGCTTCTGCTGCCCAAGCCGCTGCCCAGGCTGCTTCTCAGGCCAGATCTTAATTAATCGTTTATATAAAAATAAACGAAAATAGTATAATATATAATGAATATACCAAAAACTATATTTATTATACCATACAGGGATAGAAAAGAACAAAAGGTTCTTTTCGAGAAAAATATGAGAGATTATTTAGACGAATTGAACAAGGACGAAGATAAGAATATAGGGCCTTATTTATTTGTTTACGCACACCAACATGATACTAGACCATTCAATCGTGGCGCTATGAAAAATATCGGGTTTTTAGCTATGAAGAAAATGTTTATGAATGACTATAAGGACATAACGTTTGTTTTTCACGACGTTGATACGTTTCCTGGAAAAATCGGGATAATACCATATAAGACACAGCCAGGCGTAGTCTCTCATTATTATGGATTTAAATTCGCGCTCGGAGGGATTTTTGCTATAAAGGGAGGCGATTTTGAAAAATCAGAGGGATTTCCGAATTTTTGGGGATGGGGATTGGAGGATAATGCTATTTACGATAGATGTTTAAAAGTCGGATTGAAAGTAGACAGGAGTGTTTTTTATGACATTTCTGATTCTATAATCGAGAGACCTTTTGACGGAAACATACGTTTGGTTTCTAAACGAGACGTTGTTGTATATAGAGATGAAACGCCTGATTGTTTGAATGATATTATAAATATAAAATATGAAATAGTAGAAGACAAATATAATGAAAATAAAACTAATAATCAGACCATTTTTATGGCCAATATAAAGGAATTCGATTGTGTAATGAACCCAGATGAAGAGGATTTTTTCGATTATGATATTGTTTTAAACAAGGGAAAAATGAAGGTGCCTGCTGGATATAGCAGAAGGTCATGGTCTTTAAATAATCTATTTATGTTTCAAAATAAGAAGAAGAATAAGAATCCGACTCCGACGAGAGTAATTACAAATGGTACAAATAACAAACCACAGCATACTAGTAATAGCAATATAATGATGATGAAAAATATAATGAGAATAAGTAACCAAAAAAGAATGTTTTGAAATATTTTTGGATAATGATATAAACACAACTAACATTTATTAATTACATAATAAATAAATGTTTACAGTGGAATTAATGGGTGGATTAGGGAATCAGTTGTTTCAAATAATCACATTAATGGCATACAGTAAAAAATGTAATCAACCATTCGTAATAAAAAAGGTTTCCAGTCTCTCTGGCCAATATGTTACAAGGGATGTTTATTGGGACACTTTATTTAAAAGTTTGAAAGATAACTTGGCGCTTGACCCAAGCGTCGTCTATAAATTTCAAACGCTAATGGAACGAGGGTTTCAATACGAGGAATTGCCAATGCGTTCAACAAATACGAAACTTTACGGTTACTTTCAATCATATAAATATTTCGAAGAGCATGGAAAAGAGATTTTTGAGTTTTTAAAGTTTGATGAATATAAAAAGAGCGTGGCAAAAATGTACGACAATAAAGAGGATTTTATTTCGTTACATTTCAGAGTCGGGGACTATGTCAAGCAACAGCATGCCCATCCTTTAATGAGCTACACCTATTACTGTAACGCCATTCAGCATATTATAATTCAAACGAATAAAGATGATTGGACGATTGTATATTTTTGCGAAGAGAATGATATAAAGTATGTAATGGATAAGATAAATAAACTTCAAAAAAGATTTCCTAAAATTACATTTACAAAGGTTGATAGTAATTTAACCGATTGGGAACAAATGCTTTTAATGAGCATTGGCAAACATAACATTATAGCAAATAGCAGTTTCAGTTGGTGGGGAGCTTATTTGAATAATAATGAAAATAAAATTGTTTGTTACCCTAACAAATGGTTCGGTAGGATTATGCAGAATAACAATACAAAAGATTTATTTCCTCCGACATGGACAGAATGTAGCGCTTATGATCTTTCTAATGTTTATTATATCAATCTAACTGAAAGACTAGATAGAAAAACGGCTGTAGAAACCGAATTATATAAATTAAATTGGAAATACGAAAGATTCAATGCTATTAAAGTAGCAGACGGACGAGTTGGGTGTAGTATGAGCCATTACAGACTTTTAGAGATGGCCAAAAAGAATGACATGGAGTATATCGTCATTGTTGAAGACGACATTATGTTTACAAAACCGGAACAATACGGTGAAATGCTCGAAAGCTTTATTAGTTCGAATATGGATTATGATGTATTGTTATTGGCAGGTAATTTACGGCCTCCTTTTACAAAAATAAATGACAATTTATTAAAAATTACAAAGGCGTGGACGACCACTGGTTATATCGTAAAAAAACATTATTATGACAAGTTGATGGCGAATATTAAAGAAGGTATTACAAAATTAATGGCTAATCCGGATCTTCATCATTTGTATGCGATAGACGCGTATTGGCAAAAATTACAAGAAACCGACAATTGGTTCATAATGATTCCGAGAACGATTACTCAGAGGCCGAATTATAGCACGATTGAAAAACGATTTACTGATTATAACAGGTTGATGTTGGATTGAATAGATATTATTTATAAAAATTATTTTTTTTTATAGTTTTCCTCTCACTAGTGTTAGTGTTTGTTTTTTTTGAAATTACTTTTTTATGATTTCTTCTTATTCTCCGTGGTGTTTTATATCCACCTTTGGTTGTTCTCCTCCTTTTACGACGGTTGTTAAGCACAACAAAATTTTTCTTACTATTGAGACTATCTACTAATAATTCGTCTTTTTGTTCTGGTATCCGCTCATGAGCAGTCGCTTCTTTTCCTTCTTGTAAAAGCATTTTGTAAGGCATGTTATTCTGTATAAGGAACCCCCAATAATTTCCAAAAACAGGATTAATGTTTTTATTCAGTTTTAGAACTTGAGTTATTTCTTCTATTAATGTAAAATAAAACCCCCTGAGAACCCTTACGAATCTAATTTGTCTTACAAGAGTACCATTCTTCGTAAGATAATTGTACGTTTTACGCAATAAAACATTAAAATTCAATTTATCTTCCACAAGAAATAGTTCTAATATTAGCAATGACCATAAAACGCATGTATTGGGTTCATGTATCGTTACATTTAAATCTCTTCGTGACTGTGCTTTGACCATTGCCTTTTGTACACCTTCAATCGGGCAAACAGCTGGAGTATTAATAAATGTGTACGTCGTATTCTCGTCGGAAAGTTCTGTTGCAAATAAGGTACCTGCTGCGTTTACTTCAAGTGTATTATCAAATTGTTGCCCAGTACTACCGTTTGGCTCAAACCTTATTATTTGATTGGAGAATCGGTGTATTACAAACAAATTACGGTGTCCTAAAGAGCGGCCTTTAGTTTGTTCAAGATCGCTAAAATCAAAATTAACCAAAATATTGTTGTATTTACTGTTTTTTATACATTTTTTTATTTTTATAATCATTTTTGAGTGTTCGTCTTTATCGCAAAATTCTTTTTTTTTTGGACAATACGAGATATATAATTTGCCGCATGTATTACTATATTTATGTAATATATGGCTAGCTAGATACCGTGATACATTTGGATTTTGAAAACTTGGATCATCAATTATTTTTCCTCTTCCGAAATCATAATATTTTTGTAATAGTTCCTCGATTGCGTCCGATGTCTCCTCTTTTTTTTCTTCAGCCATTATTATATCATATCAAAATATTAAAATAAAAATAATTAGTAAAATTACTTAAAACGCCTCGCCCAAGTCAAAAATATCGGTTTCGTTCTTCTCTTTATTAGAGAGCGCATACTCCCCAACACGTTTTTCGAAGAAATTCGTCTTGCCTTCAATCGAAATCATTTCCATAAAATCAAAAGGGCAAGTAACATTGTAAATCTTGTCGCATCCCAATTGAACCAACAGTCTGTCGGCAACGAATTCAATATATTGCTTCATCAATCCTGAATTCATGGAAATTAATCGGCAAGGCAATGCTTCACATATGAATTCTCTCTCGATTTCAACCGCCTCCTTAACTATTTCAATAATCTTTTTTTTGTTAGGTTTTTTGGCGAGTTTATGGAATAATAGTATCGCGAATTCGGTGTGAAGTGCTTCGTCCCTAGAAATAAGCTCGTTTGAAAATGTAAGTCCAGGCATCTTGCCTCTTTTCTTGAGCCAGTAAATGGAGCAAAACGCCCCTGAAAAGAATATTCCTTCTACGCACGCAAAAGCAATCAGCCTTGTAGCGAAAGACGAACGCTTGTCTTCAATCCATTTGATAGCCCAATCGGCCTTTTTCTTGATGCACGGGAAATGCTGAATAGCCTGGAACAATTTCGCCTTTTCTTCGCTGTTTTTTATATACGTGTCTATAAGGAGAGAATACATTTCCGAATGAATATTTTCCATGGCGATTTGGAACCCGTAAAAAGCACGGGCTTCAGAGCACTTGACGTCGCTCATAAATCTTGCTGCCAAATTTTCATTTACGATTCCATCAGAACCGGCAAAAAAAGCAATGATCATTTTAATGAAATATTGCTCTTGCTCAGTTAATGACTCCCAACTGGTCATATCTTTTGAAAGGTCTACCTCTTCAACTCTCCAAAAACAATCGATTTGTTTTTTATACATTTGCCAGATATCATTATGATGAATGGGAAACATAACAAACCGATTTTCGTCTTCTGTGAGGATGTTAGAAACAGGTTGGCCGGACATTAGATAGATATTATTACATGAGATTTTTATATCTTTTTAAAAACTGTTTTAAAGATATAAATAAAAATATAAAAATTAAAAAAAAGGTAGGTAACGCATAACATTATTTTCATAAATAGTCGCTTTGAAAAATGCGCTGTATCCTTCTACAAATACCTGATCTCCGTTGTAAATATTGTCGCACCCCTGTTCGCTTAAACAATCCTTGTTATTAAATTTCATAGGCAATTTTATCATATTGGCCTTGTCATTCATTGTATAAAAATTCCACTTGTCTCGGTTGGAAAATAACGGCCTACCCATTAGAGGTAATATTGTCTCTCCTTTCGTTAAAATACCCACCTGTCTAAATTCTGAATTTCCTCCTAAACTACCTTGGGTTTTTACATTGATTGGCAATCCTCTTGGATCAAAATTAATCAAATTCCGCCGGTCATCTCTTACTGGTTCTTTGTAAGGGTTTAAAAGAACGTCGTTTTCGATATTGGAAAATGAATAATTAGGACGTGGAAAAAGTCCGCGTCCAGAACTAGTGTCTTCTGAATAAATAGTATGTCGGTTCACATCCTTTATTGATAGGTATTGGTTGTTAATAAAATAAATAACATAAACTATGATAGAGATAGAGCCAAGCATAAAGATTGAAAATAAAAGTGTCGTATTTTCAATACAAACTACGCCTACCGGACACCGGTTGGAATTAACAGAGCGTCTAGTAGACATTTATTTTTTATATATATAGTTATATAATCTTATTTTTTTGTATTCGCTGTATTTATTCCTTTTTCTTGTGTTCTCCGCCAACGCCATCATTAATAATACTCATGTTTGATATTTTGCTCATCATATTATTTATACCAGACATGTCCAAACTTTTTAATAAATCATTTGCTTGATTCATCATCGGCTCTAGATTTTTAATACTTCCCATAAGTTTTTTTTGTTTTTCGGCCAGTCGTTGTGTGTCCATCCCCATATTTTTCAAAGCGTCTGAGCTAAGAAGTTTATCTAGGTTATCGTATGCGGATTCAACTGTCCCAGCGTAGTCTAGTTGCGACTTTTTCCCAGTTGCGATTTTTTCTTGATTGCCATTGTCGCCACCGGCGTCTGTCTCGTCGTCATCGTGAATATTAGTCATGCCAGACTTGGTTGCTGGTTTTTCTTTTGTTGATCTTGCTCTTTTAGCGTTCTTCATATCAGACTCTTTTTGTTTAGAGTCGAACCCCTCCTTCTTTTTATTTCGTAAATTTTCCTTTATCATTTTTCCACCGATTGCTAAAGTTGTTGCTATCAAGGCAGATCCAAAAATAATCGTTTTATTTTGATTGAAGAATCTAACGAATAAGCATGTTAATAAAAAGAACAAAATAGCAGTGTAATTCTTAGACATTAGATATCCAACGAGATTAGTTATTGCTAAAAAGAGTACAACATATAAAACCCTTTTATCGTTTAATATTTTCGCAGCGTCAAACTTCATTTTATATAATTATATGTATATAATAATTAATATTATAATAATATAATTGTTTAATAAAATTGAAATTTATTAGAGTATAACAACTTATACTAAATAAAAATGCCTATATCAGCTTCGCAAGTATCAGCTTCGCAAGTATCGGCTTCGCAAGTATCGGCTTCGCAAGTATCGGCTTCGCAAGTATCGCTCGACCGAGTCCCTCTAACGCTTGGCATATGTGATATATACCATCCTAGGATACATGGAAATACAACATCGAGTAGCAGTTCTATTGATTTACACTATATTGTCAATTGTATTGTAGAGCCGAGGGATTTTATTGCATCATCTAATCGTGTTAATAATATAGAAGAATTATACCATATTTATGAATGTGATTTGGACCATTTAACTAGGATGTATAAGAAAATAGCATTTACTAACAAGTATATTAAACATCCCATGATTGAAAATTACGACGCAATTATTAGAAAGGATGACTATATAAAAATAGATATCATTGAAACACATGTATTGGATGGGATGGAAGAAATTGCGGTTTTGAAGACGCATTGGTTGAGACTTATTCAACGCAAATGGAAGAGATTGTATAAAATTAAAATGGAAAAAATAAAGAAGAAAATCAGTTTTCATTACTTGAGACGGAGAGAAATAGGTAGAGGGTAATTATGTTTGTTTATTATGTTTTCTAGTTTTTTTATATAATTTTGCTTTTTTTGCTTTTGCTTTTATGGTATGCTTTGATTTTGTATGATTTTCTCTTTTTCGTCGACGCGTTTTATTTGTACTCTTGGCTTCTAGTTTTCGCGTAGCGCCTCCTCGTTTATTTTGTTTTTGGTTTCTCATTGGTCGGCTTTGTTGTACTTGTTTGTTCTGTTTGGTCGCTAGGTTTGGTCCTGCGAAACTCGATACGGATGCATCTGATTTTTTTTCTTCTTTGCCTTTTACTTTTGTACTCGCCAATTCCTGAGCATATACTAGTGTTTTAATAGACGCCTCTTTGAATTTATCGGTCGCTTCTTGACGAACGCAAGCAAACAAACAAAATTTCGACGGTTTGCCTGATGTTGTTTTTTTAATTTTATCAAGCATAGGTATCATACCAATTTTTTCCCTCCACGTCTCTTTGCCAATACTTTGAATAATATTGGCTGGTTTATAAAGTTTTCTGCCTACATCGTACACGCCAACCCGATCCTTTTCTGGTATAAACCTGTTTTCTAACCCCTTTTCTTGGTCAAAAAAATAAATCATATGATTTAAAGTTTCATTTATATAATGCGCTTCCAGACATGTATAAAACACTTGTTTTAATCTCTCGCTAACTTTTTCGAATCGTATTTTGTTGGATTGAAACAATAAGTTTTTTGGTATATTTGGTTTTTGTTTTGCTGTCAATCTGTTACGAAGGTCTTCTGGCTTCGAAATGTTATTTATATCAAGTATCATTGCTGAACCTAATTCAACGCCTGTTAAATCACTAATAGACGCTGAATCGTCAAAATTTGATTTGATTCCTTTGTTGTTTATGTTATATTTATCTAACAACTCTCCAGTGTTTAAATTAATTCTTGTATTACTCCAGATTTCTAATGGGTCTTCCCTCCCGGCCATATCGCAAACGGTTATATTTCCTCCAATCCCATTCTTTCCTGTTATTTTTAATGTAATAAATAAATGGCCTCTGGATGACTCTGGATTATTAATTGTGGCTTTAACGCGTCCCTGAGATTTCCTGTATAGTTCTATCACCTTAAATAAATTCGTAAAAAATTTATCACCAATTATGGGTAATTCATATTCATTGGGTGCTTCATATTTCTTCTCTTCACTACTTTTTTTGTTGATAATACCTTTTATATATTCGGCATTTAAAAATTCATCCACCATATCTTTTTCGTTTTTTGTTAATTCTGGTATATCCTTTATTGGTTTCGAACACAGTTCATCTATAACATCTAAGGTCGAGTTCTTATCAAAGTTATCATTATTAGTAGTCGTTTTAGTATAGGTTCTATTGTATAACTCTTTTATATTTGTAACAGTGACAGTTGAACCACCTCTATTCGATGGATCTAAATAATACCCAATAGCCCTTATTAAAACGCCAATATCGCCCTCAGACGAATTAAGTAACGTATACGTTTTACCGCTTCCAGAATAACCGTATCCAAATAATGCGATATGATAACCATCCATTACTTGTTCTAGCGTGCCCTTTATTTTTTCAAATATCGCCTCGTTGCCGTTGGGTTTGACATCGGGACCGTCTATAGTAAAAATATCATAAAATGGACTATAAACTTTGGTTTCTGGAGGTCTAGTATTAGGATTTGTAAGGGTCAGCGTCTTGTTTCCAACTGCTTCTTTCGCCTCGGTGCTATATGTTAATGGCTGAAGGGCTTCTGATTTATTTACCTTTCCTCCTTTTACTCGAACGAATATACGAACAGCACCATTTATGTCTTCGTTGCTATTAGTTACATTTTTAAGTAATTCGTTTATATATGTTTCATCTTTGTATATATCAGCAGTTTTGGTTGAGTAATATTTAATCATTATTTCTTTACAATCGCTCGAATCGATGCATTTTTTTTCTTTTTTAAATTCGTCATACGTGCTGTGAAGATCTTTAAATGTTTTTATTATGACCCCCCTTACTTCCCTGGCTTTCTTGGCTTCCTCTGATTCATTCACTTCTGCATTGTCTTTAGCTTCCTCTGATTTTTTTAATTTGTCGTTTATACTTTTTATTTTGGTGTCTATCAATGCCATATTTTTAGTTATCGAGTCAAGCGTTTTTGCCCTTCTTTCCGCTTCTAGTGCCTCTCTTTCTGCCGCTTCTTTTGTGTTTTTTCTTGCTTCTTCTTCTTCTTGTCTTTTCTTTTCTGCTGCTTTTAATTCTTCTTCTTGTCTTTTCGTTGCTTCTGCTTCTTCTTGTCTTTTCGTTGCTTCTGCTTCTTCTTGTCTTTTCTTTTCTTCTTCTTCTTGTCTTTTCTTTTCTTCTTCTTCTTCTTGTCTTTTCTTTTCTTCTTCTTCTTGTCTTTCTTTTTCTTCTTGTCTTTTCTTTTCTTTTGCTTCCGCCTCTGCTTTTGCTTTTACTAATTCTGCTTGTACTAATTCTGCTTGTGCTTTTGCCTGTGCTAATTCTGCTTTTACCTCTTTTATCTGGTTACCACAATCCGTTCTCTCTTTATCTGCCGCCGTATTCAGTTCGGTCAAATTTTTGTTGGCTGCATCTAGTGCGTTTTTCATTTGGTTTATTTCATCCTTTGCTTTATTTGCCTCTTTTTTTGCTGCATCTTCTGTTACTTGTAACTTTTGCTGACACTCCTCTTGTGATTTGGTCAGTGTTTCTAATTCCTTTGCTTTTTCTTTTACTTGTATTGTTAGTTCTTCTATTTTCGCAATTGACTCAGCTGATGTCTTTTTCGATTCTTTTTCTAGAGTTTGTAATTTTGCCTGGTTTGTTTCCAACTCGATTTTATTTTTCTCTACAACAATTTGTAATTCGTCTATTCTCTTTTGTGCTTTTTTTAAATTGGTATCTAGGTTTTCAATATCTTCTCTCGATTTTTCCGTACTACTTTTAATTTCAGTTTCTAAAATGGTTTTTATTTTTTTTTCTTCTTCCAATTCGGTTGACGCTTCGTCTAACTGTCTTTTTGATTCGTTTACTTTAGCCTGTGCGGCAGAAACTTGTTCTTCGGTATTTTTCTTTGCTTCTTGTAGAGAGTTTTTCAGTTGTTCTATTTCCTCCTTTGCTGTGTTGAGTTCTTCCTTTGCGTTGTTTGCTTCGGTTTTCCCTTTTTCTTCTGCTGCTTTTATCGCGTGTGCTGCTTCTATTTTTGTTTGTTCGAGTTCTTTATTTGCTTCCTCTTCTGCTATTTGTATCCGTTTGGCACAGTCCGCTTCTGCTTTGGTCCGTGATGTCTTGCATTCTTTTGTTAGTGTATCTAATTCATTGTTTTTTTCCTCTATTTTTCTTGTTAGGTCCTTTATTATATCATTTGACTTTTCCGATGTTTTTTGTGATTCTTGTGTTAGAGTTTGTAGGGCTTCCTGTTTTTCTTTTAAATCGCTTTTAGTTTTCTCTACGACACCTGTTAAGTTGGCTATTTTTCCTTCCGATTCTTTTAATTGTTGGGTTAATTCTTCATTGTTCTCTTTCAATAGTTTCTTACTATTTTCAAGTTCCTTTTCTAAACGGGTTTTATCTGATTTTGCCTGTTCCAATGCTTTTAACTCATCTTCTAACCGTTTCTTTAATTCTTTTACTTCACTCTCTGCGGCCGAAACTTTTTCGTCGTTATTGTCCGTTGCTTTCGCTAACTCTACTCTCATTTGATTTATTTCCTCCTTTGCTCTCTTGAGTTCTTCATTGCATTTATTATACAAGGCCGTTTGTTCCGTTAATTCTTCCTCTTTACTGGTTAGATCATGTTTAGAGTTGGAATCTTGCTCTAATAATTTATCTCGGGTTTTACTTAGTGCATCATGTAAATCATTTAAGTCTTTTATTTGTGATTTTAACTCGTCTACCTGTGATTTTAACTCGTCTACCTGAACTTTATTTGACGACTTTAACTCATCGTAGTCTTTACTTTTTAGATTTTTAAGGTTATTGCGAAATTCAGATATGTAATCTAAATATTCTATTTCCGAATTTAACTTTTCTACCTCCGATTTTAACTTTTCTACCTCCGATTTTAACTTTTCTACATTAGCTTTTGCTTCAGAATTTAATTCAGACTCTTTTTTATCCCAATAATTTTCTATATTTTGTATCGCATCTTCTCTATTTTTTATATCTCTTTTTTTAGTTTCTAATTCTTCTTTTTTATCCTTTAACTCTTTTTGGTTTTCTTCTAGATGTTTTTTAGTTTCTTCTAGCTCTCTTTGTTTTTCTTCTAGCTGACTTTGTTTTTCTTCTAGCTGTTTTTTCGTTTCGTCTAATGATTCCTGTAACTCGGCCTTTTCTTTATTATCCGTGTTCGAAACAGTATAGTCTCCTTTTACGTTGTTATTATTATTATTATTATTATTATTATTATTATTATTATTATTATTATTATTATTATTATTATTATTATTATTATTATTATTATTATTATTATTATTATTATTATTATTATTATTATTATTATTATTATTATTATTATTATTATTATTATTATTATTATTATTGTCATCGTCATCATTGTTATCATTATTTGTGCTTTTGCTAGAAACAATGTAATCCCCGTTAGCCCCATAAGATTCGACCGTATCTGGCGCTTTTAGCAACTGGTTTAAATAAAGAATCGTGTCCTTGTTATCTAGTAAATT